TAAAGAAAGGTGCTGATAAAGACGATTTTGAATACACCAAAAAAGATAAAGATGAATTAGTTGAGGCTGTCGTTACTATTTGTAATAACGAGCATATACTTCGAGTAGAGGAAAACGCTTTTATGATGGTTGACCGCCCTTTTATCTCTTATCAGCATGATATTGTTCCTAATAAATTTTGGGGCAGAGGTGTTTGTGAAAAAGGCTACAACCCACAGAAGGCTTTAGATGCTGAAATGAGAGCAAGGATAGACTCTCTAGCGTTAACAACTACGCCAATGATGGCTGCCGATGCAACTCGACTGCCTCGTGGAATTAAGTTTGAAGTCCGCCCAGGTAAAACGATATTAACAAATGGCAATCCAAGAGAAGCTATTATGCCTCTGGATATGGGGCAGACTGACCCTAGTACATTCAATCAAGTAGCAAGTCTACAAAATATGATTCAAATGGGTACGGGAAGTGCTGATAATAGTGCTGGTAGTGATACAGCTAGTGGAATGTCGATGATGCAAAGTGCTTCTATTAAAAGACAGAAGCGAACTCTAATGAATTTCCAAAACACGTTTCTTATCCCTCTTATAAATAAGAGCATGTGGAGAAAAATACAATTTGATGTAGATCGCTACCCTGTATCGGACTATAAGTTTGTACCTTACTCTACGATGGGCATTATGGCTAAAGAGCTTGAAGGTCAACAAATGGTAAGTATGCTCCAGGCTATACCAAAAGACTCTCCTGCTTTTAATGTTATTTTATTAGCAATGTTTCAAAACTCTTCTATACATAATAGAGATCAAATTGTTCAGGCGCTTATGCAAGGTAATGAGCCTAATCCAGAACAGCAACAGATGCAACAAGCTCACATGGAATTAGAAATGAGACAATTAGAAGCTGACATACAAAAGACTATGGCAGAAGCACAAGAAGAACAAGCTAAAGCTATGAAGTGGCAGTCAGAGGCTATGACTAATCAACCTAGTGAAATGGATTTCCAGAAAAAGATACTTAATCTTCAAAAAGAACAAATTTCTATTGAGAAAATGACTGCTGATATTGAGAATAAACGAAGTGAGACTGCTCGTAACATTCCAGAAGTAGACCATTTGAACTCTGAAACGATATTAAACCTAGCTAACGCTAGAGCAGCATCAAACAAATCAGTAATAAACGGAAACATTCAATAAACCGATAACCATTTATGCCAAAAACAGATGAACGGTTTATAGAAGATAGATTAGCAATGATGGAGTCAGAAGGTTGGCTTGATCTTATTGATGATTTAGAAAAAATCAAGTCTAGTGTGGTCGACATCGACACAATGACTGATGACAAAGACCTATGGTCAGCCCAGGGTCAGTTGAATATCTTGCGGTTTTTATTAACGCTTGAGAATACAACAAAAATCACATTGGAACAATCTGAAGAAGATTAACTCTTTTTAAGACTCCAAAATTTAATAACTTCATAACCCCTCAGAGGGCGGAGAACACATGAGTGAAAACATAGTAGTAGAAGAAGCACCTTTAGAAGGTGATCCAATAACAGATTTTCAAGAAGAAGCTCCACAAGAAACTCAGACTGAGGAAACTCAACAACCTGAATCTATCATTCCTGAAAAATATGCTGGTAAGTCTAATGAAGAGTTAGTTGAAATGCATCAAAATGTTGAGAAGATGATGTCTAAGCAATCCAATGAAGTTGGAGAGCAAAGAAAATTAATTCAAAGCCTTGTAGATGCACAAACTAGAGCAACGGAAACTGCTCCACCAAAAGAAGAAGAAGCTAATTTTGAAGATCAATTCTATAGTGATCCCAAGCAAGCATTAAATAATGCTATTGAGAATCATCCTGAATTATTAGCTGCAAAAGAAGAACGAAAAATCTCAGCACAAAAACAACAAGTAAGTGTTTTAGAAAAAGCATACCCTGATTGGCAAACAAAAATTGCCACATCTGAATTTCAAAAATGGGTAGGTGAATCCGAAATACGAACTGAAATGTTTCAGAAAGCCGATAGTGAATATCGCCCTGATTACGCAATAGAACTCTTCGATATGTTCGATAAAGTCAACATGATTGACAAGACAAAAGAGGTTCAAGAAGCAGAAATTCAGAAGCGAGATAAAGCATTAAAAGCTACAACAACTGAGAATCGTTCAACTTCAGATACTTTGGGTGGAAAAAAGGTTTACCGAAGGGCGGATTTAATCCAACTTCAGGTAAGTGATCCTAACCGATATGAGGCGCTGCAAGATGAAATCTATTCAGCGTATCAAGAAGGAAGGGTCAAATAATAATTATAACTCAAAGGAGATATTATGGCTTTTAGTGATACTAATCACTTAGGTGTAAGTGAAGCTGGTAATTTCATCCCAAAACTCTGGTCGGATGAAGTTATTGCTACATATAAAAAGAACCTTGTTGTGGCTAATCTTGTTACAAAGATTAATCATAAAGGTAAAAAAGGGAACACGATTTACATCCCAAAACCCGCAAGAAAAGATGCGAGTGCAAAAGCAACTGATTCAACAGTTACTCTAACAGCACAAACTAATAATGTACTAACAGTTTTAATCGATAAGCACTATGAATATTCTACGCTTATTGAGGATATTGCTTCTGTACAAGCACTCGGCTCAATGCGCAAGTTTATAACAGATGACGCTGGGCACGCTTTAAGCAAGCAAGTTGACTCTCATTTAATGGATGCTGCTGCTCATCTTAACGGTGGTAATGGTACAATTGGTGCTACTAACTGGAACAAAGCTCAAGTTTTTGATGCGACTACAGGTGTATTAGCTGATTGGGCAAGAGGTGGTGCTGGTAACGCTTCAGATTTTAGTGCTGCTGGTGGTGATAAGGCGCTTCGTGCAATGGTTGAAAAACTAGACTTGCAAGATGTTCCTATGGACAATCGTTGTTTAGTTATCACGCCTCGTCAATACTCAGACCTACTAGGTATTAATCGCTTCACAGAACAGCAATTCATTGGTTCTGGCGATGCTATTCGTACTGGTAAAGTTGGTATGATTTATGGTGTTGAAGTGTTTGTTACAAACAACCTACCGACTACTCAATGTGCTACAAGCTCTGTCGTTCACGACATTGGCTTAATGCTGCACAAAGAGGCTCTAGTTCTAGCAGAGCAAGTGGGAATTCGTACCCAGACTCAGTACAAGCAGGAGTATCTTTCTGATCTTCTAACTGCGGACACTCTTTATGGTGTTGCAGAGTACAGAGATGAAGCTGGTTTTGCGTTCATAACTGACAGATAGTAGTTAGTTCAGTTGTAACCCCTTCTCACGAGGGGGTTATTCTGAATTAATTAGGAGTTATATGCCTTTTTACGAATACGAATGTAAAGATGGTCATGTTTTTGATGAGCATTGTTCCATGTCTGATAGAAAAATAAAAAAAGACTGTCCTGATTGTGGCAAAAAATCAAAACTGAATATTTCTGTACACGCTACAAAGCCTGCTTTTGGCAATAACGATAGACATTGGGATTTCAGAGAAAAACATAGAATAGGACTTAAACGATGAATATATTTGACGATACAACTGAAAACCATACAGAAAGTTTTTTAGAGATAGATCGTTTCAAAGCAAAAATACTAGAAATATGGGCAAGAATGTTAGAAGAAACATACGCTCAATACTATGATGAGAATAGTGAAGATAGTCCGCCAATGGCAGAGTTCCTGGAGAAAAATAAACTTAAATTCTCTGATGAGCCAGAACCAGAAAATGAACTAGATTCTCTTTTAGATATGCTTGATGGCTTAATGGATGATAACGATGATCTTACAGAAATCCAAACAGATGGTAAAGCACCAACTTATAAAGGCTCTTTGCTTAAATCAAATAATGAAAAATCAAATATAAAAGGGGGAACTTACAATGTTATTAATGAAAATACAAAAAGCCCTGTTGATTCTCGAAGCCAAATTAAAACAGGTTCGTATGGGGGTGTTGCAAATGGCACACTTAACAGAAAACAAGATTCAAAAGTTATCAGAAAATATTCGCCTCTTATTCAAGAAGTGCAAGAAGAACTTAGGTCTTTAACAGACAGACAAAGAATAGGTCGCAGAAAGATGAGGTTTAGACTTTAATGGCTAAGATGTGGTGGAAAAGAAGAAAAACTTTTGCTGCAATTGCAAACAGAAGGCAATGGCAACTAGAATTTGATCCTAATGCAACCGCAGAAACAGAAATTGAATTAGAACAAAGTGGTTTTTTTCTAGTTAGAGAATCCTCAGTTTTTAGCACACCTACATACATTATTACGGAGTAAAAAATGGCAACAGTTAAAGTATCAGCATTAACGGAAACTACCTCACCACAAGCTAATGATGAGTTATTAATTAATCAAAGTGGTGTAAGTAAAAAAGTTAAGATTACTAATCTGCCAGTTGTTGCGCCAGCTAGTGGCTCAATTGCTACAGCTATGATTGCAGACAATGCAATTACTTCAGCCAAGCTAGGAGTCGATGTTATTGTTGCAGAGGACATAGCTAATAATGCTATTACTGTAGCTGAACTTGCTAACAACGCAGTAACAACGGTTAAGATTTTAGACGACAATGTAACTTATGCCAAGATTCAAAATGTATCTGCTACCAATAGGATATTAGGTAGAGATTCAGCAAGTGCTGGAGTTGTGGAAGAGATTACTCCTGCTAACTTACGCACTATGATCAATGTTGAAGATGGTGCTACTGCTGACCAGACTGCTGCACAAATTAAAACCGCATTAGAAAATGGCATTGATAGTGTTCACTATGTAAAC